AACTGTTATCGCTTCGATCTTCGATCAAGGCGGTTCACCTAAAGCTGTATTCGTTGGTTCTGCTGGTAAACAGAAGATGTCAACCTTTGCAGGTATCGCTGTAAATCGCTATCAGATCACTAAGCCTGAGGCTGGCGTGATAATTGGCGCGGCCGATATTTATCAGTCGGATTTTGGCCAGTTGTCAATTGTCCCTGACAGATTTATGCGTACACGTGATATGTTAATTCTCGATCCTGAGTACGCAGCTATGGCTTACTTGCGTCCATTCATGACTAATGAATTGGCTAAGTCTGGTGACTCCGAGAAAACTCAGATTCTTGCTGAAGTTACTCTCGAAGTTAAGAACGAAGCAGCTCACGGTATCGTTGCTGACTTGGACTTCTCGCTGTAATTTGACTAGCCCTCTGCCTAACGGTAGGGGGCTTTTTTGAGGGATTAATGGAAAACTTTCGTACTCAGACGGTTCATGCGGACGGTGATGGCGGCATTATCATCGAAACTAATCAAGATATATCTGACATCCTAGAGCGCAATAAAGTGCTTCAGGAAGTTGACAAGGCTAGGACAGGAGCAACCGAAGATTTACATTTAATAGGCTCAATACCTTTTACGGCTATTGATAAGCTAAATCAAATGGGAATCATGCGTGGATTTGCGATAATGGACGAGGTAGCTTTTAAGAAGTGGCTCAACCATCCTGAACAAGCACCATTAAAGATATATCGAGGAACAGTATGAGAGTTGGCGTTTGTATTCCATGTAGAGACGAAGTACATACAGGTTTTGCGTTTGATTTTGCTAGGATGGCTGCACACGATGCGTCTGTTCGATGCAAAGACGGTAAGGGCGGTCTAAGCCTCTATACGATGCCTGGAACGCTTATATTCGATCAGCGTGAGAAGTTAGCTCAGGTAGCGTTAAAAGAGGGCTGTGACGCTGTTCTGTACATTGATAGCGATATGCGTTTTCCTCCTGATTTGATAACGATAATGTTATCTCGTGAGGTTGGAATCGTAGGTGTCAATGCTGTCACTAGACGTAAACCATGTATGCCAACGGCTAAACTGTTAGTTAAGTCAGAGGATGAGAAAGGGATTCGCCATCATTGGTCTAATGTCGATTCTCGTGGTAAGGAAGGTATTGAGAAGATTACTGCTGTTGGTTTTGGGGCGGTAATGATTCGTAGGGAAGTGTTTGAGAAGGTTCCTCAGCCGTGGTTTGATGCAGGATGGGGGCCAACTGGTGTAGTCGGTGAGGATGTTCACTTTTGCGTTAAGGCTGGTGACAATGGCTTTGATACTTTTGTGGATCACGAGCTGTCTATGCACATCAAACACATTGGTACGTATGAGTACGGTTGGGACGATTTCGAGCAACTAGAGGAATAATATGGCGTTTACGAGCTACAGTGACTTAAAGACTACGATTGCTAGTTACTTAGCCCGTAGTGATTTAACGGCTATGATTCCTACGTTTATCCAGTTGGCTGAATTACGTCTGCGTAGAGAATTAAGAACTCGTCAGATGTTGGTTGTAGCTGTAGCATCTACGACTGGTGGTGACTCTACCGTAGGATTACCTACTGACTTCCTAGAGATGCGTGATATTCACGTCAATACTAATCCTATAACGACACTAGCTTATAGTGCGCCTAACTCGTTCTATAACTCTTACAGGGTTACAGAATCAGGTAAGCCTACTGACTATACTGTGTTAGCCACAGAGATTCAATTGTCTCCTGTTCCTGATTCAACTTATCAGCTTCAAATGCTCTACTACGCACAGCCGTATTTCATGAGCGATACAAACCCTAATAATGTGTTCTTGAATAATTATCCTGATGCGTTGCTGTACGCTGCTTTAGGCGAGGCAGAACCGTATCTAATGAATGATGCAAGATTACAGACTTGGGCTAGTTTGTACGATAGAGCAATATCATCAATAATGGTGGCAGATCAGAGTAGTGAATACAGTGGTCAGCCAATGTCAATGAACTATAACGTGAGGTAATAATCATGGCAGAAATGTCGAACTATTTAGAAAACGCTCTGATTAACGCTACCTTGCGTAACACGAGCTACACAAGTCCTTCTACTGTTTATATCGGTCTTTATACGTCTGATCCTACTGATGCCAATACTGGCACTGAAGTATCTGGTGGTTCTTATGCTCGCACTGCGGTAACGATGGGTTCGCCTAGTAACGGTGTATCTACGAACAGTGCTGCGGTAGAGTTCCCACAGGCTTCTGGTTCATGGGGTACAGTTGGTTGGATCGGTATTCTTGACGCTTCTACTAGCGGCAACTTGCTGTATCACACAGCATTAGACACATCTAAAACTATTTCTTCTGGAGATATCTTTAAGATAGCTATTGGCGGTCTTAGCGTAACTCTGGCGTAAGGGGCAAATAATGGCACTAGTTGTAGCGGATCGTGTCAAGGAAACATCTACCACTGCTGGCACTGGTACGCTAACGCTCGCTGGTGCTGCTTCTGGTTTTCAGTCTTTTTCTGTAATTGGCAACGGCAATACTACCTACTATTCTATTGTTGATAGCACTGCTAGCACATGGGAAGTAGGTATCGGCACGTACACGTCATCAGGTACTACGTTATCTCGTGATACGGTACTGGCTAATAGTTCTGGAACTACTTCTCCTATATCGTTTGCAAGCAATAGCAAGGACGTATTTGCTACGTATCCTGCTGGTAAGGCTGTGTACGAGGACTCGCTAAATACTGCTTATGCAGATCAGTTTGGTGCGAATAACGGCATCATAATTAATAAATTAACCGTAGCTACAAGTTACTCTGTTCCTAGTGGGTATTCTGCTATGAGTACAGGCCCTATTACGATTAGCAACGGCATTAGCGTGACGGTTCCAAACGGATCGAGATGGGTGGTTTTGTAGATGTTTGGATTTTCTGCTTACTCACAGGAACCGTACTCATCACTAACTAGTGGTGGTGGAGGTATTGTTACTGGGTCAGCTAGTATTGACGCTTATGCGACAGTAACGGCTAACGGTGGAATATTGTATTTCGGTACTGGCGATATATCTTGTCTGGCTACCGTAAGTGCTGCTGGTGGCATTATTTACAGTGTTTCAGGCGCAATAATTGGTACTGCTACGGTTACTGCTAACGGTGGTTTAGTAATCAATGCTACGGCTGCTATAGACGGCACAGCAACGGTTACAGCTCAGGCTTCAAAGGTAGTATTTTCTACTGGCTCTATTGATTGTGAGGCGGTAGTAACGGCAGATGGAATCAGAATTCAGGTAGGTACTGCGGCTATTGATGGTACTGCTGACGTAACGGCAGGTAGTGAGGTTGATTATAGTGGTAACGCTGCAATAGAGGCTTTAGCAGACGTATCGTGCTTTGTAATAGCGATATGGAATGGTGTTGCAGATATACAGGCTAATGCAGATTTTTCTGCTGATGGTCGTGTAATTGGCGATGAGTGGGATAACGTAACAGAGCAAGCAAATACTTGGACTATTGTTCCTACTGGTGATAACGAATGGACAGTAGTTGCATCACAATCTGATACTTGGATAAGGCAATAAAGATGGCTAAACAACGCATAATATTCGGTGAATGGCTACCAGATCAGCCTGGAGTTACAGGTGCTTTAACTGATGCGGTTAACTGTTATCCAGTTACTAACGGCTATGCTCCAATATTAAGTGAAGAAGAATATTCTGATGATGCTAACGCTGATTTATTGAGTTGTTTTGCAGGTAAAACTGCCGGAGTGGTCTCATTATTTGGTGCTTCTGCTAGTAATCTGTACAAGTTTACCCCTGGTACTCGTGCGATGGCTCCACTAACCACTACTGGTTACGGAACTGTTGAGTATTGGGATGCTGTTCAGTATGGCGATAAGATGATTATGGCTAACGGTGATAGCAAACTACAGCAATACACGCTTAATTCATCTACTTACGCTACAGATTTAGCTGCTGCTGCTCCTGAAGCTAAGTATGTGACAGTGGTTAAGGACTTTGTAGTCGCTGCTAACGTAACTGGTGAAGAAAATAAGGTTTACTGGTCTGATATTAACGATGAAACAGACTGGACTCCTGGACTTGCTAGTCAATCTGACTCTCAGGTAATCCCAGATGGCGGTGATATTACAGGTGTGTCTGGTGGCGAGTTTGGACTTATATTTTTAGAACGTGCTGTATATCGTATGACGTATGCAGGTAGTCCGTATTTCTTCCAGTTTGATGCTATCTCACGTACTTTGGGCTGTATTTCTGCTGGATCAATCATAAATTACGCAGGGTTTACGTATTTCCTAGCGGATGATGGATTTTACGTGTGCGATGGACAAACAACTAAGCCAATTGGTACAGAAAAAATAGATCGTTGGTTCTTTGATAACGCTAACCTAACAGCAATTAAGTTAGGAATGTCATCAGCCATAGATACAGAGAAACGCCTGATTGTTTGGTTGTTTCCTGCACAGAATGGTGACAATTTATTGTTGATTTACAACATTTCGTTAAACAAATGGTCGTATGCAGAGACTACTGCTGACAGCGTATCGTTTGCTTTGACTCCATCGGTAACGCTAGAAGGTTTGGACGCATTTAGCACAAGCATAGACGCACTAGGTATCTCTTTGGATGATCGTCAGTGGGTTGGTGGTCTATTGCTGTTGTCAGCTACGAGAGGCCCTAATATCGTTACCTTTAGCGGTCAGTACAAACAGGCTGCTTTAACGTCAGGTGATATAGATATAGGTCATTCAGTCATTACGTTAGGCAGACCGATTGTGGACGCTGGTAGCGGCTCTGTAGCGGTCGCAAGTCGTGAGCTATTGTCTGATGCCATTACGTTTGGAGATGCTTCTGTAGCTGATTCTGAGGGTCGCTGTGGGCTACGTTCTGCTGGTAGGTATCACAGGGTTAAAACTAGTCCTAGTGGTAACTGGAGAACTGCTGTAGCTGTTGATGTTGATGTTAGCGGTCAGGGTAATCGATGACGAGAACAGTCCAGTTTCAGACGTTACCTCCTTTTGGTGGAGATCAGCGACAGGTTGCTGAGGTTGTTCGTGGCGTTATGGACGGCAAGACGAATAATACTGGTACGGTTACTTTAGCTACAGGTAATGCGACTACAACGACTATATACGACAGCCGTATAGGTAAACAAAGTTTAATATTTTTTACGCCTATATCAGATGCGGCTGAAGCTGATGCGGCTCCCTATGGTTCGTTTAGCAGGAATACAAGTCAAACAATTGCATTAGCAATGACTCCTGGCGTTATTGAATACGACACAACTGAGCTATCTAGCGGTATATATTTATCGAATAGCAGTAGGCTAAACGTAAGAAATAGCGGCACTTATAACGTGCAATTTTCTATTCAATTAGCTAGTGATAGTAGTGCTTTGCAGTTTGCTGATGTATGGTTTAGAAAGAATGGTACTGATATAGTTAGGTCAGGATCAAGATTTGATTTGCCAGTGCGAAAAGGCGCAGGCAATCCTAGCCATGTTATTGGGACAGTTAATATTTTTGTTGAGTTAGTAGCTGGAGATTATGTTGAGGTTGCAGGATTAGTTTCGGATACAAGTGTATCTTTAGTAAGTTACGCAGCAACAACTAGTCCAGACAGACCAGTAATTCCTTCAGTTATCGTAACAATGCAATATATAGCTCCATCAGCAACATCTAACGTATATGTTTCCTCACAACAGCAAGGAAGTGCTATTCTTACGCACTGGGCAAACAATACTGCGGATAAAACTTATGGATACATTGTGGTGGGCTAATGGAATTTAGACATATACCAGTAGCAGATATTAGGAAATGGTGGGCATCAATTAAAGCACCATTGGACAAAATTAAAGGGTATAGCCCAGAGGATTGGATAGTAGAAGATGTCTATGCAGATTTAATCTCCAATAGATCACTTCTATGGGTAGTTTTGAAGGAGCAGAGGTTCGGTGGCTTCTTCATATTGCAGCCATCTGGTTTACATCTACACGTTTGGGCTGCTTGGACGTTAGAAAATGATTATCAAATGGTTGAAGATGGGCTAAAATACATAAAAGGCTTGGCAAGTCAAGCTAATGCAAAATATGTAACTTTCAGCAGCCATCGACAAGGTTGGCAACGTAGGGCTAAGAAGCTAGGCTTCAAGCCTAAACAGTGGATTTGCGAGATTTAAGGGGTACGATATGGGCGGTGGAGGCGGTGGAGGTAGTTCCACGACATCAACAGGTATAGATCCAAGCATCAAACCGTATGTTGAGTTTGGTCTTGAGGAAGCTAAACGTCAATTTCAAGCTCCTGGTGCGCAATTCTATCCTGGTAAAACTTATGTAGGCCCATCTGAAGCAACATCAGAAGCTATCAGATTAGCGGCTGAACGTGCTAGAGCTGGATCTCCTTTAACTGCTGCTGCGCAAGCTGAAACATTAGGAATAATTCAAGGTCGTGGCGTTAATCCATTCCTAGAGGGTGCTTTAGCTGGTACTAATCGTCAAGCTGAGGAAGCATATACTCGTGGCGTACAAGGTATTCAGTCTAAAGCGTCATCAATGGGTCGTTACGGCTCTAGCGCAATGGGTCAAAATGTAAATCAGGCTCAAGATATATTCAGTCGTAATCTAGCGGAAAACGCAGGTCAACTAGCTTATAACTCTGCTGAAGCTGAACGTAACCGTCAAATGACTGCTATTGCTAATGCTCCTGCAATGGCTCAGGCTGATTATCAAGATATTCAGAGATTGCTGACAGCAGGTCAAGCTGGAGAGTCTTACGATCAAAAAGCATTGCAAGACGCTATCAATCGTTACAACTTTGAGCAAACAACTCCAGAACGTAAGTTGGCTCAATATACTAATCTATTCACTAGCGTACCTTCTGGTGGCACTAGCTCAACAACAACACAGCAAAGTGGGGGTAAATAATGGCTGGCCCAATTAATCCTATTACTTTAGCCATGATTGGTGCGGCAGGTGGAGCTGCATTAAAGCCTAACAATCCATTGCAGGGTGCATTATTAGGTGCTACAGCAGGTTTCACAGGGGGTACTGCTTTAGGCGTAGGTGCGCCAGCTGCCGCTAGTGGTGGCGGTTTAGCAATGGGAGCTGGTGGAGTCACTGGATTAACTTCTGGCACAGGAGCAGCTCTTAATGCTGGGGCTAATACTGCTAATGCGGGATTATATGGTTTAGGTGGTACTACAGCAGGTTTGTCTGCTGTTCCTGCTTCTGCTTCACTTACGTCTGCGGTTCCTGGTGCTAGTTATTCATTGGCTGCTGCTCCTACTATGGGCAATTATTCATTAGTAGCACCATCGGCAGTGACTAGCGCACCATCAACATCATTCATGGATAGCATTTCAATGTCAGGCAAAAATGCTTTCGAAAATCCCATGATGACAGCATCAGCATTAAACGCAACTCAAGGTTTATTAACGCCAGATCAACAACAAATGTCTGCTGCTCCTGCTATGCCAATACAAACAGGTCGTCAGCTTAAACCTAGCGAGACATTAGCATACTTGGATCCATACAGACCATCAGCGATTAGCAATCAACCGATTTCACTATTAGGGTGATATATGGCATTAGAAGATTTAACACCGTTTGGAACTGCCCCTAAATTCTACGAAGGATTATTGGGTGCTGAAGAAACTGCTGCGTTACAAAAAAGAGCGCAGATACAGGGATTGCTAGGTGCTGGTTTAGCATTAGCTCAAGGTATGAGTAGAGGTGGTGCGCCACGTTCAGCATTGCAAAACATATTAGGTGCAGCAGTTGGTGGATTTCAAGGTGCTGGTGGGGCATATCAGCAGGGTTTGCAAAACTTCCAGACTCAGCAACAAATACAGCAAGCGCAAATACAGAGAGATCAAGCAAAACTACAAAGAGATCAGGCTTTAGCATTACAACAAGATGTTCAGAAGGTTATGCAAACTCCTGAAGTGGCTAATAATCCATCGTTAGTAGCGTTACTACGTGCTGATCCTAAGAAGGGTCTTGAGTGGATTAACGAGAACATGGCTGTATCTCAAGCATATGCTCAACAGCAAGTATCTGCTCCTAGATTAGATGGTGCTGAAAAAGTATTGCCTAGCGTTGAGGCTGTTGCTCCTTTAGATAAAAGAGGTATGTTAAATCAGACTTTAGATCGTCTTGAAGGCAAAACTGGAGAAGGCGTTAGAAAAGAAAGAGAACTTATTTTAAAGCGTCTTGAAAATTTAGATAAGCAAGAAGAAAAAGAAAGAAAACTAACTGATCTTACTAACGAAGATATTAGGGTTGCTAATTATTTATTCCCTAATCGTGATCCATTTAAGCCTTTAAATGCAGAACAAAGCAAACAATTAAATGACGAGCTGCAAAGACTAAAGAAAGAAAGAGCTACTGCTGGTGCTGCTAGATTTGATATGGGCAGCAGAGAGATGGAAAAAGAGTTTGCTAAAGGTGTCGTTGAAGATACTAGAGCATCTTATAACCAAGCTAAATCATCAGTTAATACAGTTAACGCAGTACAAAAATTACGTCCAATTCTATCTGCTGGTGTTTATGATGGATTCCAAGCTGGCGCTCCTCGTGCTGTTGACCAGTTTGCTACTGCTTTAGGCGTATCTGGCAAGAATACTCAAGAAAAACTAGCTCGTACAGCTCAGGCTATGCAGCAGCTAGCATCTCTTGAGTTAGAAGCTGCTAATTCAATGAAGGGTCAAGGAACGATTACTGATTTTGAACGAGGCTTAATTGCTCGTGCATCTGGTGGTAACTTGCGTGATTTCACTGCTGTAGAGATAAGTGCTTTATTGGATGGTTTAGATAAAGTTGCTAGAGCAAAAATTCAGTCTCACCAGCAGAATTACGAAGTAATGTCTAGTGATCCTACTGGTAAAAAGTATTCTAAATACTACAAGATAGATGTTCCTAAAGGTATTGAACAGCAAGCTCCTGCTGCTGCACCTGCTGGTGGCGTAAGAAAATATAATCAGCAAACTGGAGGGCTTGAATAATGCCTAAAATTATTGATATTCCTGGTCATGGCATGGTTGAGTTTCCTGACTCAATGAGCGATGCTCAAATATCTCAGGCTATTCAAACTAACATATTAAAACAAACACCACCTAAATTAAGTGCTGGTGATGTAGCTACGCAAGCAATTTCAAACTTACCATCGTCTTTTGCTAATTTAGCAGGTGGAGTTTATCAAGCAGTTACTAACCCACTGCAAACAGGTAAAGCAGTGTTAGACGTTGCTGCTGGTGGATTGCAGAATATTCTTCCTGAAAGATTAGTTCAGGCTATAGGCGAGGATAAAGCATCTCGTGAGGCTGCAAATAAAGTAGGTCAAATGTATGTTGATCGTTACGGTGGAGTAGAGAATGCTAAACGTACTATTGCTACTGATCCTGCTGGTTTCATGGCTGACGTATCTACTGCTCTTACTGGCGTTGGTGGCGTTGTGCCAAAGGCAGGGAAATTAGCTGCTACTGTTGATCCTTTATCGTTAGCTGTAAAAGGCACTGGCGTTGCTGTATCAGGTGGATCTAAACTAGTAAAGCAGGGGTTAGGAGTGTCCACTGGCGCTGGCCCTGAAGCTATTGCAGAGGCATATAAAGCAGGTCGTGTTGGCGGTCAATCAGCTCAAGAGTTTAAGCAGAATATGCGTGGTGAGGTTCCTGTATCAGACGTATTAGATATGGCGAAACAAAATCTATCGGACATGAACGCAGCTAAACAAGCTGAATATCGTTCTGGTATGGTTAATATTAAAAATGATAAGACTGTATTAGACTTTGCAGGAATTGATAAGGCTTTACTTAATGCTCAGAACCGTACTGTATATAAAGGTAAGGTAATCAACCAGAAAGCTGCTGACGATGTAGCTGAGGTTAGACGTATTGTGGACGATTGGAAGCGTGAGAATCCTGCTGAGTATCATACTCCTGAAGGTATGGATGCGCTAAAGAAGCGTGTTGGTGATGTGCTAGAGGGAATACCATTTGAGCAGAAAAACGCTCGTGCCGCTGTTGATAACGTATATAACTCAATTAAGTCTGAGATTACAAAACAAGCTCCTACTTACTCAAGAGTCATGAAGAATTATTCTGACTCGACTGAGCAAATTCGTGAGATTGAGCGTGCTTTATCGTTAGGGAATAAGGCTTCAGCAGATACAGGTATTAGAAAGCTGCAGTCTTTAATGCGTAATAACGCAAATACTAACTACGGTCAGAGAAAGCAATTAGCGGAACAATTAGTTCAAGGTGGTGGCAGAGATATTATGCCTTCATTGTCAGGTCAGGCACTAAGTGAGTTGACTCCTAGAGGGTTACAAAGAGCTGCTGCAATTCCTACAAGTTTAGGTGCATTTTCTTTGGGTGGGATACCTGCCGCAGCAGCGTCATTGGCGGCATCTTCACCTAGATTAGTTGGTGAGGCTACTTACGGTGCTGGTGTAGTAGGTCGTGGCATAGATATGATCCCACCTAGCTTACTTGATCCAAGACTGTATAACATACTGTATCAATCCGGTAACGTAACAAACAAGCAGGATTAAACATGGCAAAAACAAAGATCAGCGAATTTAGCTCAACAGCGTCAAGTAATACTGATATTGACGGTATTAACTTAGCTGAAGGCATGGCTCCTAGCCTTGTCAATAACGCAATTCGTGAGTTAATGGCGCAGTTAAAAGATCAGCAGGTAGGTACTTCAGGCGATCCATTTACGGTAGCTGGTACTTTCACAGCATCAGGTGCAACGGTCATAGGAAGCACTACAACGTCATCTGTGACGATTAATGCAGCTACTATAGACGTACCTACTACCTTTGCAATAAACAGCACTGGAGCTGTTAGAGTGCCTGTAGGAACGACTGCACAAAGACCATCGTCAGCCACAGGTCAGTTACGATATAATTCAACTTTAGCAATACTTGAGACGTATGACGGAGCAAACTGGACTCCAGTAGGCGGTGCTAACGGTGGTGGTGGAGCTATTTTTGAGAACGCTAATACGGTATCAGCTGACTACACGATTACTACGAATAAGAACGGAATGAGTGCTGGCCCGATAACGGTGGCTTCTGGCGTAACGGTAACAGTACCTAGCGGTAGTCGCTGGGTTGTTGTGTAAATAAGGAATACATAATGGCTAATATTATTACGGCTGGAAATTCTACCAACGGTGGTACTGCAATTACTACAGACACTAGCGGTACGTTAAATATTGTTACTGGATCAGGTTCAGGCGCTACTGCTATTAGCGTTGATGCGTCACAAGCTACTGTATTTGCTGCTGGTGTATCAGGCACTACAGGATCATTTAGCGGAAATATGTCGTTTAACTCAGGCTACGGTTCTGCTGCGGTTGCATACGGATGTCGTGCTTGGGTAAACTTTAACGGTACAGGGACAGTCGCTATTCGTGGAAGCGGCAATGTAACAAGCATTACAGATAATGGGACTGGCGAGTATACGGTAAATTTTACATCAGCTATAACTGATGCTAACTATGCGACAGTTTTGGGACAAGAACGTACTAGAGCAAGTTCGGATGCTGGATTTGTAGGTTCTTATTCTCAATCAACAACTTCTGTAAGAATAAATACAAGAAATATTGCTGGCGCATTAATTGATTTTGAAGGTGTTGACGTTGCTGTTTTTCGCTAAGAGGACAAAATGAAACGAATAATTTACCCAACAGATGACGGTGGCGTAGCAATCATAGTTCCTGCTGCTGAATGTGGCTTAACCATAGAGCAAATAGCTGCTAAAGACGTACCATCAGGTAAGTCATACAAGATTGTAGATGTAGCAGACATTCCGTCAGACCGCACTTTTAGAGATGCTTGGGAGTACGCATGATTACCATTAACATAGACAAAGCTAAGGATATTGCTCACGATATTCGCAGATCAAAGCGAGCAGAAGAATTTGCTCCACTAGATATTCAAGCTACTATTCCTAGTCAAGCGTCTGCTGCTGAATCTGCTAGACAAGTAGTAAGAGATAAATACGCAGCTATGCAAACACAGATTAATTCTGCATCTACGCCAGAAGAAATCAAAACAGCTTTAGGAGCATAATCATGCCGTATGGCCAAATCTTAACAGACTCAATAACAGACTCTAGCGGTGGCGTACTTGCTCCTAGTTCTTCAGTGGGTAGATAATGTTTGCACCAACAGCACTACTTGTTATGAAGCACAATGTAACTGGATTACAGTATTTCTGTAAAACAACGAAATTACATTTACTTAACTCATACAAAGGTAGTGGTAAGTATTGGAAAAGACATAGAGCAAAGCATGGGAATGATATTAGCGTAGGTGTACTTGGTGTTTATTATGAAGCTGATAGATGTAATAATGCAGCATTAGAATTTTCTAAAACAAATGATATTGTTAAGTCTATAGAATGGGCTAACCTTATATACGAAAATGGTTTTGATGGTGCGCCTACTGGTGAAACTAACCCAATGTACGGTAGAGAAAGCAGATTAAAAGGTAAGAAAAGACCTGAAATTAGCGAAATGCTTAGAGGCGAAAAGAACCCTATGTGGGGCAAACCTAGCCCAATGAGAGGAGTTTCTAAGCCAAAAGGAAAAGACAGTCCATTATATGGTCGCAAAAGACCAGAAGGCGGTGGTAAAAAACCACATCCAGTTATTGGAATGAAAAACGGGGAAGAATATCATTTTGATTCTGTAGCTGATGCTTCTAGATTTATTGGTAGAACTAGATCATCCGTTCATAAATGCTGTTCTGGTAAAGCAAAAACTGGTGGCGGTTATACTTGGAAATATAAGGAATAATTATGACGTATGGAACTATTAATGCCGATTTGATAACTACTAGTGACGGTGTAAGTGCTGCGGGTTTATACGGCATGAAAAACAGGATTATTAACGGTGACATGAGAATAGATCAGCGTAATGCTGGTGCGAGTGTTACTCCTACAAATCAACAATATCTTGTAGATAGATGGGTTGCCGGATTGACGCAATCATCTAAATATAGTTTTCAACAAAACGCTGGCTCTGTTACTCCTCCATCAGGGTTTTCAAAATATTTGGGTATTACTTCTTTATCTGCTTATACAGTTACAGGAAATGACACATTTTTGCTACAACAAATTATTGAAGGATTTAATGTAGCTGATTTTGAATGGGGTACTGCTTCTGCTTCACCAGCAACATTATCTTTTTGGGTTAGATCTAGTCTTACTGGAACTTTTGGCGGCTCTATTGCAACAACTAAAACCGCTGTTTGGGTAATGCCTTTTACATACACAATTTCATCTGCAAATACTTGGACATATATTACAGTTGCAATTACTGCACCAACCGCAACTGGTGGAGCAAATACAGATAATACGGCAGGGGTATATGTTCGTTTTGGTTTAGGATCGGCTGGCACATCTGTTGGTGGCACAGCAGGTGTTTGGACTTCAGCTGGTAATTACACACAGCCTACTGGTTCAACATCAATAGTAGGCACTAACGGAGCTACGTTCTACATTACTGGCGTACAACTAGAGAAGGGTAGTACAGTTACTAGCTTTGATTACAGACCTTATGGCACTGAGTTGGCTTTGTGTCAGAGATATTATTACAGAACAACTCCAGTAACATCTTCACGTATTTGTATGGCTTTTGCTTCAACAACTACTATTGCTTACGGATTAATTAATTTCCCTGTAACAATGAGATCTGCCCCGTCTGCATTAGAGCAATCCGGAACAGCCGGAAATTATGGAATAGCTTATTTAGCAACATCATCAACTTGTTCTTCAGTTCCTACTTTTTATAACGGAGATACTGCGGGTTCTCAAGTTCAGTTTACTGTTGCTTCTGGCCTTACAGCAGGACAAGCAATATCTTTTTATCCGACTAGCACAAGTGGTTATCTTGGATGGAGTGCCGAATTATGATATTTAAAATTCATTCAGTTATTGATGGCAAAACAATCTACGCTCGTATAGATGACGATGGTTTATGTCGTTTAACTTGCACAGAAGATTATCCAGAGTTTAAGGCTTGGATTGAGGCTGGCAACGAACCAACTCCTGCGGATAGTGAATAATGCCAGCGATTATAGATGGAAGTAAGGGCATAACTAACGCATCTTGGACTACTGCGGGCAGACCTACTGGTATATCTGCTGGCACGATGGGCTACAACTCTACTTTAGGTTATACAGAGTGGTATGACGGTGCTAATTGGTGGCAGTTTTATCAACCAAAAACATATTCTGTAGATTACTTAATGGTGGCAGGTGGTGGTGGTGGCGGCTCATCATTTGGCGGTGGTGGTGGAGCTGGTGGTTATTTAATAGGTACTCCAACACTTAATTCTGGAACGGCTTATTCAATTGTTATTGGTGCAGGTGGTGGTGCTATAGCAAACGGATCAAATACAACAGGATTTTCTGCTACTGCGATAGGTGGTGGCGCAGGAGGCAATGGTAATAGCACTACAGGAGCTGGTGCTGCTGGTGGATCAGGTGGTGGCTCTACTGGTAATAATTCAGGAAGTATTGGAGCGCTTAATACAAACGCTGGAGCTGGAACTTCTGGACAAGGCAATCGTGGTGGGTATGGTTCACGTACAGCAGCAAGTGATTCTGGTGGAGGCGGTGGTGGAGCAGGTGCTGTAGGTAATAACAATACTGGGTCAGCAACAGCGTCTGGCGGAGCAGGATTAAACTGGCAGGGTCTTGGCACATTTTACGCAGGTGGTGGTGGCGCAGGAACTGGTGCTGGTGGATCAGGTGGTGGCGGTGCAGGCGGAGTTAATGGAGGAACGGCTGGAACTGCTAATACAGGTGGTGGTGGCGGATCTTCTCAATTATCAGGGTCGGGTGGAGCAGGTGGTTCTGGTATTGTTATTGTTAGATACGCAGGATCACAAAGAGGAACTGGCGGTACTGTAACTTCTGATGGTGTATATACTTACCACACATTTACTTCTTCTGGATCATATACGGCTTAATTATGGCGCATTTTTGTAAAGTTGTTAACGGAATTGTTACTCAGGTTATCGTTGCTGAACCAGAGTTCTTTGATACGTTTGTAGATTCAAGTCCTGGTCAATGGATACAGACGAGCTACAATACTCATGGTGGTCAGCATCCAGAGGGTCGTCCACTACGTAAGAATTATGCAGGTATCGGTTTTACTTATGATTCAGTGCGAGATGCGTTTATTCCTCCTCAGCCTTTTGCTAGTTGGACATTAAACGAAGATACTTGCCTATGGGAAAGCCCTATTGTTATGCCTAATGATGGCAAGAGATACAATTGGGATGAAGCACAACAACAATGGATTGAACAGGTCTAATCATGTCTGACATCAACTTATCTGACGATCAAATAGAAAAGATAGCTGAACGTGCTGCTGAGGTAGCATTTAAGAAGATTTACGAGGAAGTCGGTAAGTCGGTCGTTAAGAAGATATTCTGGATAGTTGGTGCAGGTGCTTTATTCCTATTAATGTGGTTAGGCTCTAACGGTCAGATTCCAAAATGATTGAAGTAGCGGTAGCCTTTGCTGCTGCTGAGGCTGCTGTAGCTGGAGTTAAAAGAGCTATTGCTCTCGGCAAAGAGATACAAGAGTGCTATCACGATATCTCTACGTTCTTTGAGAAACAAGCTGAAATTAAGTCTGTTGCTGTTGTTGATACGGTAGCCAAGAAGAATCCGAATATAACGCTATCGCAAGCAACCAAACAAGCACTAGACGCTACCTTTGCATCACGTAAGCTGTATCGCATGGAAGTCGAGCTACGTGAAATGCTTATCTACAATAACTCAGGTGAGACAGGTTTATACGAGGAGATGTGCGCTCGTAGGGACGCTATTGTAGCTGCTGCTAAAGAAGAAGCTGAGGAAGAAGCTCGTATAGAGCGTATGAGGCTTAGAGAGATAGCTAGGAAGAAGGCTGAAAGGATGCAGTTAATCCAAAGCATTATCGCTGCTATCGTAGGTACAGCGTGTGCTACAGCTATTTTATATGGTATTTGGTGGATGTTTCATTGGAGAGAATGATGATTACTTTATTTTCAACGTTAATTTCGTTTTTAACTGGTGGCTTACCTAAGTTGCTTGATTTCTTTCAGGATAAGTCTGACAAGAAGCACGAGCTACAGTTAGCTCAGATGCAGCTAGATCAACAGATGCGTATGCAGTCAGCAGGATTTCAGGCTCAAGAGCGTGTTGAAGCTATCCATACTGAGCAGCTACAGATTGAAGCTAACCTGCAAGAACGTCAGGCTTTGTATGCTCATGACATAGAGATTGGTAAGGGTGCGTCTCAGTGGGTTATTAACATGAGAGCTATCGTTCGTCCTGCTATTACTTTCGGTCTATTTGGTCTGCTCGTATTCGTGGACATCTTTGGCTTCTATTACGCTATCAAAACTGGTGTAGCGTTTGACGCAGCAATGAATATCCTATGGGATGACGAGACTCAGATCATTTGGTCTAGCGTAGTCGCATTTTGGTTCGGTACACAGGCGTTTGCTAAAAAATGAAGATGTCAGCCAAAGCCAGAGAGGTAATGGCTCACCACGAAGGTGTACGAAAAAAGCCTTACCTTGACGTAGTATTGCTGTGGACAACTGGTGTCGGCCATTTAATCGCACCAATTGAGCAGCAAAGAATGACGTTAGACCAACGTAAAGCAGCAAAAGCAGCTCATAATTTACTTTGTCCAGTTGAATGGTTAAGGACTCTTACAGATGCCGAAGTGGATAAGATATTGCAGGACGATCTATCACGTTTTGAGCGAGGCGTACTACGTCTTTGCCCTAATAATCTTACTCAAGGGCGGTTTGACGCTTTGGTCAGCTTTGCTTTTAACGCAGGGCTAGGAGCGTTACAAAAGTCTAGTATCCGCATGAAGCACAATCGAGGTGACTTTGATGGTGCGGCTGATGCTTTCATGTTATATCGCTTTGCAGCAGGTAAAGAGTTCAAAGGATTAGTAAGACGGAGAGAACACGAACGAGCTACTTATAGGAGTTAGATATGCGATGGATTGCTATATTTTTAATGTTTAGTGTTGCAACCGCAGCAACTTTAGATAATAATGGCAATCTGTTGTTATCCAAGCAAGAAGTAGATAACACTCGTGAGCTTTTTAACGAACTCAACAGAGTTATTCAGTACCAAGACCATCGTATTGAAGAACTAGAAAAGGCTGTACAAGATGTCGAAAAAAGGAAGTGCCTCTAAGATTCCTGACGATTGTTTGCCACGATGCGCTACGTGTGCTTTCTTTAAGCCTGACAAAGAAGTAAGTTTAGGCGAATGTCACCGACTCCCACCTACTGTGCTACCTGAAGATAATGGTGGCGTTTCCTTTTCCTTTGCACTAACCGCCTCTGAAGAATGGTGCGGAGAATATATACGGAGAGTAAACTAATGCCAGCTAAATTATGTAGTGATGACGAGTTTATATCGCTATGGAATCAAAATCCATCAGTAGCAGAAGTGGCAAAGATTTTAAATTGCCATATAAGATCAGTTAATTTAAGAAGAAGAAGTATAGAAAATAGACTTGGAATAATATTAAAAGCTGCAGATAAACGCAGTCCAGATTTTAAAGTAACGCTACCATCAAACGGAGTTAGAACTTTAGTTGATATGCCTGATGGCTGCATTATTGTTGGTAGTGATTGCCATTACTGGCCTGACGATATAGCTACGGCTCACAGGGCATTTGTCCATGTAGTAGATGCCTTAAAGCCTAATATCGTGATTATGGCTGGTGATGTCTTTGACGGTGCTAGTATCAGCAGACACCCGTCTAATGGCTACGAGGTTCGTCCTAATGTAAAGCAAGAACTTGATGCCTGTCAGGATAGACTAGCAGAGATTGAAGCGGTTGCTGGTAACGCCAAACTTCTTTGGACGTGGGGCAATCACGATATAAGATTCTCAGCTAGGATATCTAATCAAGTTGGCGATACTTATAAGGATGTGATGGGGTTTAATTTACAAGATCATTTTCCACGTTGGAAATTCTCTACGTCAATTATGGTCAACAATAACACCCAGATCAAGCATCGCAACTACAACGGAATTCACGCAGCATATAACGCAACATTAAAGTCAGGTGTCTCAACCTGTAATGGCCATCTTCATAGTCTCAAAATTACCCCCTGGACAGACCTGACAGGCACGAGATACGGGATCGATTGCGGCTCGTTAGCTAATGTATGGGGGCAACAGTTTTTATATACAGAAGATGGGACTCGCAACCATCGTTCAGGATTCGCAGTCCTGACTTATTACAAAGGCAAATTAATGCCTCCAGAACTCTGCGAAGTTATTGATGAGGAAGCTGGTCTTGTTTACTTTAGAGGACAAGTGATTAGTGTTTAGCCTCAGTGATTATCTCTTGTAATCGTTTAATTTCCATGCGTAGATGGTAGATAATCTCGTTTAAGTCTTTAACTGTTTTATTTTTTTCAGGCTGATCTACTCTCTCACGTAATGTTTCAATAAATTCTTTTTTAAGTATCATTGGAGTAAATCCCATAGTATCTATAAAACTCAATATATCTAATGATTTTTGTAGTAGCTCTCTGTCAGTCATTTTCCACAAGCTCTCTTTCTAGCTGACTCAAGATCAGACTGAAACCACCACTGCATACAAATATTATCGACTTTCTTGGTGCTTAAAGCGTGTAGTCCGTCTTGGAATCCACGTTCATACTCATGCTCTAGTTGATCCTGTATAGCTAACGTAATGCCTAGCAGCATCAAGCTAACTCCTAGCAAAAACCATATTCTCATAGCAGTGCCTTTATATCTTTAATCGACATCTTAAATGTCTCGTGGATAGCGATAATCATATCTGCACTAACTGGATACTTACCTGTACGAATCTTAGATAACGTAGGCGTGCTAAATCCTAGTTTTATTGCAAGCTGACGGTCATTCTTAACGTCATAAGTCTTTTGTAAATAATCTAACAGTTTCATTGTTTTCCTTTGTAAGTGCAGGGTCACTACCGAGAGTGTTCCGAAGGAGACGAATAGCCCCTGCTGCCGATGTTATAAAGCCACTATCGGCTTGGCTATTGGTGAGGTACTTACTAGCACCCTTACACGCTCATTTACTTCATGCAAGGTATCTTACGCTAGTGTTCCCTCGTGGATCAGAACGGGATATCGTCTATTGGCATATCGTCATTGTGTTTAGCTGGCTTTGCTTGCTCATCTTTTAACTTAAACGAGCAGCTCATAAACTTGCCTGACTTGCCTTCTTTTAACCAAGCACTAACCCAGATCGCATTACCGTCTGCGTCTTTCCCGTCACCACGATAATCTGGATGTTTGTCAGATTCTTTCTTGTCATTTTTAAACAGGGAAAATGTACCTGGTTTCGCTTCATATGCCATTTATTTATCCTTTAGCTTCTTGATTCATTGTTTTTAATGTACTGCGACATTTACTGCTTAATTGCCCCCATACTGCCGTTGATGCATCAGCGTCATAAGTAGTCTTATCTCGCAAATCCCATGCTTCAAACGCAGCCCATTCATTACCTGCATCGAACTGTGCCTGAATATGACTCGATAACTTGTCCACTAAGGCTGCTAAACGAGCGTCTAAGGCATCTTTTGCGCCATCAGTAGCGGATATAGTCTTTTTCTCTTTCGTAGGCTCTGAAGCGTCCACAGCGTCATGCTCTGATATTGCCAAAGCCATAACTAAAAGATAACGAGTAATGTAGGTTATTGATGCGCCTAGATTCTGTACTGGCATACAGCCTTTTAGGACTGCTTGCTCCATAGGGCAGGTAAACTTAATTGAGTTGCCATTGCTTACGTCAACGATAAACATAGTAGCCATCTCACGATCAAACTGTAATGAGTAGGCTAAACCATAGATGTCAAATAACGTGTTAACTGCTGGCAGGAAATCACCTAACTCAAAGTAACGGTATCCGGCAAATTTATTATGTCCAGACTTTTTCAATTCCATGTTCTGTAGTTCGACACGGCATTTCTGTAATTTTGCATAAACTTCAAAATTTTCCATCATTTATCTCCTGAATTTACTTAATCTTAACGAGCTTCTCATTGATACATTGAACTTTCGATACATCCTGATCCTGTTTAGCCTTTGCTTGCTCCTCTCTAATACGTTTAAAAGTCTTTTTAATATCAGTCTTAGTAGCTGACGTATATTTAAACTTTGGGTTAAGAATTGATTTTTCATTCATAGCTCGACACTAACAACCATAGTACAAAAAGGATGCTAATTATAGCCATTTGGTGTTCATCAAGCCATTTAATCATTCTTCACTCTCCATTTCGTTAACTAAGTCGTGTACTTCTCTAGGTGTTATTTGCAATGCTCTGTAAGCCATCATAAGCACTTCACGTTCGCTTTCTGATAACTCCCTACGTTCTAACTTATCTACCATTAAGCGCAGAACATAAGTCATTTCTGCCATCATCCATTTATCTATCAAAATATACTCCTTTTAAGTTTGAACTCACGTAAATCACGTTGATACTGTGCTTCTGATTCTTCCTCATCTTCTATCTCTTGACGTATCCGCATAATTTCTTCAGACTCGTAATCTTCTGCTGGTCTGCCTAGTAGCGTATCGTCTAAGTCGTTAAGGAAGTCTATATCTGCATTTGGCAGATCAGGCATTTGCTTGTATATTGTTAAGTCCATTTATTTCTCCCTCGTTGTGTTTAGTTGATGTACGAATCATAGTTACGTTTGTAAACATGGTCAACAACTATTTATTAATAGAAACATAGAAATCAATAGAAATAATTTATAAGCAGAAACATCAAAAGTATGGCAAGCTATCCGTTCATTGGAGGTGACAATGATTAAAAAAATACTAATTTGGCTGTATTTGTCGGTAGCGTTAGGGGTATTTTTTGCTGTAACAATCTTTGGTACAGTAGCAATTTTGCAAACAATCTTTGGATAGGAGACTTAAATGAAGGCATTTCCTAGTGTATTTATGGACTATTTGCCAAAAGAAGAACTAAGAGGTATGGACTTACGTGATTACTTTGCAGCTAAGGCTATGCACGCAATGATTGCTTCAGGAAAATTACCTACTGGAATTATGATTGATACAGCAGAAGAAGCATATATTATGGCTGACCACATGATGAAAGCAAGGGGGCAGAAATGATCTACAAAACTTTTAAAGAATGGGCTGCTGGACTGTGGCTTGAGGACGGTGAGCCTAGAAAACAAGCGTACACCAGTGACGAATTACTTTTAATAGAGATGGGTTGGAACTACGGTAAAGAAGCTGGTGCAGAAGCAGAGCGTGAGCGAATAGCAAAACAATTTGATTCAGGTGTAGTTAATGTACGAGCAAGGGGGGGTAAATGAGAGATCCAATATGGTTTAAAGAGTTCGAGCGTGAATATAACGAGCGTGAAGATCGCTTAGACGAGATACGTGAGAACACAAGGAAATTCAAGGAACAAATGGCTAAATCAGAGTCATTGTGGCGTAAGCGTCAGGTAGAGGATAAAGATGAGTGATATGTTTCAAGAGCTGCCGAAAGAAGGCACTAAGAGATATAAAATTTGCATGAATTTCCTCAAGAATCATCCACTAAGTCCTGAGCAGTTTGTTGAGGCTTACGGAATGATGAACGCACCGACTTTAGCGAATCTCAGGTGCGAGTTTGACGAGCTGGTAAGGGAAGGGTTGCTAAAGGAGTTTAAAGGCTCCTACAGCCCTTCTGGCAAGCTCAAGCAGGGTATCAAGATAGAAGGTGTGGAGTACGTTAAGCCACGTGAACCTAAGCCGTTTACGCCATTATCGAGCAAGTATTTTTTACCAAGAGTTTCACCAAGAGGTCAGCCACTAAGGGACTTCTGCCACATAGGATTAAGCAATGGAGCAAAAGAAGAAACAGGAAACGACTTATCAGTTCTCAACGAAGTTATGTCCGGTCTGCAAGCGTAGTCGGTCGATAATCCAGTTTAAGAGTAGTGATATTTGTAAGACTTGCAGGATTAGGAACAAAAGCGTATAGTTCTGGTAGTAGCACACGCTTGGAGGCGTGTTTTTAGTAAGCCTTAGATGGGACTCTGCTGGTACTAACCAGTCCTCCAACGATCATTGATCGAGAGTCTCACCTAGGGCTTTTTTTATTTGGAAAAGCCATGCACTATTATCAATTCAATATCGGTGATTACGTAAGTCATACAGCTCATTTAACGGATTCTGAGGACTTAACTTACAGAAGATTACTTGATCTATATTATCAAACAGAAAAGTCTTTCGATGTTGCGGACTTACCTAAAGTAGCTAGAAAAGTTAAATCAAATGAAGAAACTGTAATGCTCATTTTGCAGGAGTTTTTTGAGTTTAACGTTGAAGATCATAGCTGGCATAACAAGCGTGCGGATTCTGAAATAAAGGCTTATCAGAGCAAAGCGGATAGCGCACGTAAAGCGAATCAGATACGTTGGGGTTCTGAAAGGCATCTGAAATCAGATACGTCTCAGATCCTAAACATTAAACAAGAAACAATAAACAATATAGAAGAACTAAAACCAAAAAAGAAAGTTGAAACAAAAGAAACTCAACTTCCTGATGATTACACACCTAACGATAAGCATTATCAATTAGCTAAGGAATTAAATATCAACATAAATCAAGAGCTATTGAAGTTTAGTGATTATCATAAATCTAAAGGTAGTAAGTTTAAAAGTTGGGACTATGCTTTAAATACATGGTTAAGAAATGCTGCTGACTTTAAACGTCCTAGCGTAAGTACACCAGTATTTGATGGCAGACTGAGAGGTGCTAAATGAGCATAGAAAACTTACTCAATCGTCTAACGAAAGTAAAAGGTGGTAGAGGTAGGTGGACTGCTTGCTGTCCTAGCCATGAAGATCGTAGTCCTTCCTTAGCGATAAGGGAAACAGAAGATGGTCGTATCCTATTGAAATGCTTTGGTGGTTGTTCTGTTCAGGAAATAGTCGGTGCTATCGGTATGGACATAGGTGAGTTATTTCCTAAAACACACGATACACACCATATGCCTAAAGTTAAAAATGCTTTTTACGCAACAGACTTACTTAGGGTTATTGAGTTCGAGTCCGTACTGGTATCTGTAGCTGCAAGTAATCTAGCTAACGGAGTTAAATTAACTGATAATGACAGATCACGTTTAAGAAAAGCACAAGAACGGATCATTGAAGCAGCGAGGCACATAAGATGACTATAGATGACATTATTCGTATGGCTAAAGAAGCAGGATTTGACAAAAATAGTCTTGGCACAACTTTCACACATGGGAAACTAGACGAAAGCCTTGAACGCTTTGCAGAACTAGTCGCAGCAGCAGAGCGTGAAGCGTGTGCGAAGTTAATGGATGATATGGCAGCAAAAGATAATTTATCTAATTATTATAAAGTAGCTGCTAACAAAATTAGAGCTAGGGGACAAGAATGAAAACAAATTTAGAGAGTGTAGCAATACAACTAGACGTTGAGCGTAAAGCAAGACTAGTAAAGTCACAGGATATTGATGTAGAGAAGTATCTTAAAAATAACGATGTCGGTCAGAAGGTTCGTATTGTTTCAGATTGGCTTGATGAGATCACAGAGAACTACATCAATCCACCTGTTAACGATAATGCAAAGATGCCGTGGACTAAGACGCAGGATGACTTTAACTTTCGTTTAGGTGAGGTTACTTTGTACGCTGGTGGTAACGGTGGTGGTAAGTCTCTAATCACAGGTCAGATAGCGTTACATTTGATTAAGCAAAAGCGTAAGTGCGTTATAGCGTCATTTGAGATGAAACCAACTAGCACCATTCACAGGATGCTTAGACAGTTTGCAGGAGAGTTTATTGACGATCCACTTACTAACGATAGAGAGAAGTACATCAAAGGACTGACTCAGCGATTTAACCAGTTCGCAGGAGAGCATCTATACATCTACGATCAGCAAGGTTCGACAACTCCGAATCAGACTATAGCTATGGCTAGGTACTGCGCTGTAGAGTTAGGCATCGAACATATTTTTATTGACTCGTTAATGAAAGTTTGTAATGCTGAGGATAATTTCAACGAGCAGAAATACTTTGTCGATGAGCTAACTGCATTGGCACGAGATCATAATGTTCACATTCATTTAATCCACCATATTCGCAAGTTACAGTCTGAGGAAGTTCAGCCTGGCAAGTACGACATCAAAGGTACTGGAGCTATAACGGATCAGGTTGATAACGTATTCTTAATGTGGCGCAATAAACAGAAAGAGAATCGTAAGCGTAACGGAGAGAAGTACGAGGAGGATTTACCTGACGCTTACTTGATGTGCGAGAAACAGCGTAACGGTGAGGCTCAGGAAATGTACGGACTTTATTACCATCAATCTAGTCAGCAGTTTATTGAGACTTTGGGTGGTGCTACGATGGACTTTGATAACAATGGCAGGTTTAGAGGATGAATGAGTTTTTTGAGGAAGAAAGACATCGCTGTGAAGTTTGGACTGTACTACGATGGAGAGCGCAGGATAGGAACAAGTCATCAGATTACTTACAGCTAGTTCGTAAGATGCGAGGAAACAACGCAGCAGATAAGCTAGAGAAAGATTGTAAAGAACAGTGGGAGCGAGGAAATAAAGGCCTTAAAGGAGACTGGAGATGATAGATATTACAAATAATGTATATGGAGAATTAACAGTTTTAGGATTTTCACATAAAGTATTTAGAAGTTCTAGGTATGGATATTATTTGCATTGGAAGTGTAAATGTACTTGTGGGAATGAAACTGTTGTAATGGGTACAAATTTAAAAACAGGAAAAACTAAAAGTTGTGGCTGCAAATCATCCAGATTAACTTTAGCGCAAAGAGCTACTACTCATGGAGCATCAAATACTTTAACTTATAATTCATGGAGAGCCATGAAAGATAGGTGTTATTCAAAAAATCATAGAGAATATAAAAGATATGGAGCTTTAGGAACTATAGTTTGCGAAAGATGGATAAATTCTTATTCTAATTTTTTAGAAGATATGGGAGAAAGACCTGAAGCTCATAGTTTAGACAGAATAAATCCTTTTGGAAATTATGAGCCATCAAATTGCAGATGGGCAACACACAAAGAGCAAGCAAATAATAAAAAAATACATTACTTGAAAAATAAGGTAAATAATGACTTACAAGCGTGTGGACGATAATCAAGCACTAGTGACCAAAGCGTTACGAGCTGAAGGCTGGACTGTTCAGCATCTACACGAGGTAGGTAAGGGCTGTCCTGATTTGATCGTAGGAGCTAAAGAAAAGAACTTCCTAGTAGAAGTCAAAGACGGTAAAAAGGCGTGGAAGCTAACACCAGATCAAGTGATATGGCATTACAACTGGAAAGGTCAGGTAGTCGTTGTAACGAGTCCAGAGAACGCAGTAGAGACTATTAATAATTTACTAAAGAAGAACGCATGAAAAGATTCACAGCATATAGAAGAAATATAAGCAACCGAGATACACATAATCATTATCAAAAAAATGCAGATAACGAACCACAATTTGAAGGAATCATTTGGACTGATGGAACAGTAACTTTGCGATGGTTAACTTCATGCTCATCACACTCAGTTTGGAATAATATTGAAGATTGTTTAAACATTCATGGACATCCTGAATATGGTACAGAAATAATATGGCATGACAGTGAACCACCTGAAGCATGGCTACAAAAGCTAAAGGAGAAGAATAGTGTCTGATCCTCACATTGCAATCGACTACATAATAAAACATTCTAAAGAATACGCTAAGGCTAAAGCTGACGTTACTTATTTGTCAGAATTCCGTAAGACTAAGAAAGCGTTATGTTTTCAAAATAGCATGAAAAGTACGATGGCAGAGAAGGAAGCTGATGCTTACGCTCATCCAGAGTATCAAGCAGTATTAGAAGGGCTTAGGGAGGCTGTAGAAAGGGCTGAGACGCTACGCTGGATGCTCATAGCGGCTCAGGCTAGGATTGACGTGTTTCGCACTCAGGAGGCTTCTAATAGGTTCCTTGAGCGTTCAACTATTTAGATTTCATCTTCAAAGTAATCGAACTCGTCAGCGTACCATTCGTCATCTTCTTCACAGTACCAGTACCAGATTTCTTCTTCTTCATCGAAAGACCAAGCTATGCCTTCTTCATCGTACTCATAACCATCATCCTCGAACTCAACTTCATCGGATTCTACGTAAATAA